TAAGTATAGAATAACACTGGAATTAGACGTGCAGGATGACTTTAACCCACGGCAAATTGACTGGGATAAAGTGTTAGGAATTCAGGAGAATGAGTGCTGCCAGAGTTACATTGAAGATTTGAATTACGTGGAGGATTTGTATTAGTAACTGAAGCGACTAAATTGTCACTATAGTGTAGAGACTTACTCACCGAAAGTAACAACAAACAATGGCAGATTACATGAACAGAGTATCACCGAACTTTGCAGAATTTCTATTAGAAAATGCAAACAATGGGGTGGATATTTTGGCAGTTCTGGATGATATTGTGGAGGTGGAAGATACAGCACTATAAGTAACAATTAGTATACACAGATTAGGGGTGAGTTTATAACACTTATCCCCTGTAATATGTGTGGGGTTTATATAACACAGTGGTTACACAGTTGTTGACATAAACCTCATATAATGTTATGATGTTATATAACAGTTATATGCAGTGTTTTGCCCCCTTCGTTGTTATGCCCGATGCGGGCGTTGCGTTTATAAAAAACCGAAAGTCCCTAACCTACAACGAACCGAATTCGAGATGTATATAAAAAAACCACGAAAATATTTTTTGACCTTCTAAGGTTTTCTATATAAAAAAATCCCCCACAAAAAAATGTCCTCCGAAAGAGAAAACATTACAACATATCATATCTACATAAAGGATCGTTGCATATATCATAATTTAAAACAAGACGAGTTTGATGAGACATGGGAACTACTCAACGTCATGGTAGGGTTGTTGAAGACTGATTATAATTCAGGAGATTTATCATATGAAAAAGCAGCACCACAGGTAGGAGTGGGTGGACCAATCAGGATATCAATTGAACCACCAGGTGGAGATTCATATTAATACGGTATTCCTCACAACCATTACTTAAACATTGACATATACATAATATCACTGTATAATTGAAATGAAGGTAACTTAGAGGTTATGGCAAAAGGATTTACTGTTAAAGCAAAGGCTCCTACGAAGGACGCAGCAAAGTGGGATATTCCTGCTATCAAGGAAAGATGGAAAGGAAAGACAATAGTATTCTGTCTTCCTGGTAGAGGTTGTTCATATACCTTCTTAAAGAATTTTGTTCAACTGTGCTTTGATATGGTACAGTCTGGAATGAGTATTCAGATATCACAAGACTACTCTTCTATGGTAAACTTTGCAAGATGTAAGTGTCTTGGTGCAAATGTTCTCCGTGGTGCTGATCAGAAACCTTGGGATGGTAAACTAGAGTATGATTATCAGTTATGGATTGATAATGACATTGTGTTTAATGCAGAGAAGTTCTGGCAACTTGCTGATCTTGCCATTCCTGCTGAAGGTGACGAAAGACAGATCGCAGCAGGCTGGTATGCTACAGAGGATGGACATACTACCTCAGTTGCTCACTGGTTAGAAGAGGAAGACTTCCGTAAGAATGGGGGAGTTATGAATCATGAGACTGTTGAGTCAATGGGCAAACGCAACAAGCCTTTCACAGTTGACTATACAGGTTTTGGATGGGTACTAATTAAGAAGGGTGTCTTTGAGGACATGCAGTATCCTTGGTTTGCTCCTAAGATGCAAATCTTTGAGTCAGGTGCAGTACAGGATATGTGTGGTGAGGACGTGTCGTTCTGCCTAGATGCTAAAGAGATGGGTATTGAGACATGGTGTGACCCTCGCATACGTGTAGGACATGAGAAAACTAGGGTCATTTAAGTTTTCGGTGAATTCACAATTAAGAAGTGAAGAATTATGGGATCTTTCAGCAGAGATCCTCACCGAACTCTCTCGTAGGGATGGGGTTGACTACAGAATCAAAGCAACCCCAGAGTCAGTACAAAGTAAATTAGAGGATTTGAACTAATGCCAATGCTAACAGCAACGAATGATGGGAATTATAAGTTACCACGTCCGAAAAAAACTCGTCAAGGACGCTCGGCTCGTACACTACTATCCGCAACTTCTCGCAATAAGGCTAAAAAAGCATATCGTGGACAAGGAAGGTAAATGAAAAACCCTTGGATTCATAAAAATGGAAAAGCTACCATTGATAAAAGATCTACACAAAACAAAAATAAAAAGAAAAAGGGTACAAAGAAGTAAAGGAGGGTTAAGTCCCTCCTTTTTTTATGTTAAATAGTAAAAACATAGTAAAGTTATGGAAAATCCTAAAAAGAAAATGCTAAGAGAGGTATCACATGACCGTCTTACACCTAAAAAACGTGATGAACTAGTGCAAAGTGAGATATTTGGTGATTTTGAGGAGGATGGATTGGACTATGAAGACCAAACTATGACGTTATCAGAATATTAGTTTGCAATCCTTAATAAATAAACAATAATTGCTCTATTAGTGTGCCTCTAGAACGGGTTAGTCAAGGATTTAAGGATATAAGTATGTCATTTCAGGCAAATCCCCTGAATGATGACCTTATTGCACTTAAAAATGAGAACGCAATAGCACGTTCTATACGTAATATTGTCTTTACCTTACCTGGAGAGAAGTTTTTTAATCCATCCTTTGGTTCTAGAATTACTGAATCTCTTTTTGAGAACATTGATGACATCACTGCTACTATTATTGTTGATGAAATACGTGAATCTATAGAAACTTATGAAGATAGAGTGCAATTGAACAATGTGGAAGCATTTCCAAACTTTGAAAACAATAGTTTTGATGTAACTATCGCATATGAGATCATAGGAAGGAACGTTCCAGCACAAGAATTACAATTCGTTTTGCAATCAAGTAGATAAAAATGCCATTAGCTAACTTTAGTAACTTGGATTTTGACCAAGTTAAGATAACATTACAAGATTATCTAAAATCAAACTCTAATTTTACCGATTATGACTTTGAAGGGTCTAACCTTTCAACGATTTTGGACGTTCTGGCATATAATACCTACATTACATCATACAATGCGAACATGATCACCAATGAGGTGTTCATTGATACTGCTACATTAAGAGAAAACGTCATATCTTTAGCTAGAAACATAGGTTATGTACCCCGTCCAAGGCAAGCAGCAAGGGCAACAGTGTCCTTCTTTGTTAATACTGAGGGAATTACACCTTCACCTGCTTCTTTGACTCTTAAGAAGGGTCCAGTGGCAGCATCACAGAGTCCTTTCGGTGGATTATCCTTTGTATTCTCAATTTTAAGTGATATTACAGTTCCAGTGTTTAATGGAATTGCAGAATTTAACGATGTAGAGGTTTTTGAGGGTACACTTTTAACTCAAACCTACACTTTTTCATCAAGAGTACCAAATCAGAAGTTTATAATACCAAATATTGGTGTTGATACTGATTTAATGACCGTTTCTGTACGACCAAACGAAGCATCTACCACAGAAACCAAATATAGTTCACAAAATAGTCTTTTTGACGTAAAATCTGAGTCAAAAGTTTATTATTTGCAAGAAATTGAAGATGAGAGATATCAAATATTCTTTGGAGACAATATTTTTGGAAAAAAACTCGATGATGGTAATTTTATAACTATAGATTACATCACTTCTAGTGGTGATTCTGCAAATGGACTAAATTCTTTCAATTTTGCAGGTAGAATTCAATATACACGTAATGCTCAGTCCTATACAATCAGTTCTGGCATCTCTTTGATGACAACTGGACTAAGTGCATCGGGTGGAGAGACAATTGAGTCTGTAGAGTCGGTTAGAAAGTTTGCTCCAAGGATTTATTCGTCTCAAAACAGAGCAGTTACCTCAAATGACTACGAATCTTTAATTCCATCAAGGATTTATCCCGAAACTGAGTCAATTTCGGTTTTTGGTGGTGAAGATTTAGTACCTCCTCAGTTTGGAAAGGTGTTTATCAGCATAAAACCCAAAACTGGTGACTTTTTACCCAATCTTATCAAAGAACAGATTAAATTAAAATTAAAGAAGTATGCAGTAGCAGGAATTATCCCAGAAATACTTGATTTGAAGTATCTTTACATAGAAGTTAACTCAAAGATCTATTATAACAGTAATCTTGCACCTTCTGCGGCTTATGTTTCTTCAGTTGTGCAAAATAATTCTACCAAATATGCAGAATCCTCTGAAATGAATAAATATGGTGCTAGATTTAAGTATAGTAAGTTTTTAAATATTATCGATCAAAGTAATGAGTCTATAACATCTAACATTACAACAGTTTATATAAGAAGAGATATAAGAGCAGTATTAAATGCTTTTGCAGAATACCAAATTGGTTTTGGTAATGAGTTTCATATTAAGAGCATGAGTGGATATAACATCAAATCATCAGCATTTAAAGTTGCTGGAATTATGGATGATGTTTACATATCAGATATTCCCAATACAAATAGAATTACTGGATCACTATTTTTATTCACTCTTCCTTCAGAAGCATCTCAATCCCCTACTATTGTTAGAAGAAACATTGGAAGAATTGATTATAAGAGTGGAGTTATTACTATCAACCCAGTTAACATCCAATCTGGAATGATTAAAGATGGTCAAACTATTATTGAAATATCTGCATGTCCTCTTTCTAATGATGTCATTGGATTACAGGATCTTTATTTGCAACTAGATATTAATAACAGTACATTTGATACTGTGGTTGATGAGATTTCTTCTGGATTAGATCCTTCTGGTTCTAACTATATAACATCTACTAGTTACGCTAACGGCAACTTAGTTCGTTCTGGTGGACGTAGTTCTCAAATATCTACACAAACCACTACTGCTCCAAGTACATCATCTACAACTACTACAACAGGTGGTAGTTCTACAGCATCAACATCCGCAGCTTCATCCTA